ACGTCAACTATGAAGCTGCATACCACAATGGAGAAACAGGTGTGGTCAAGTTTATTGCTAATCAACTACAACAGGCTGAAGTGCTATGACGGAAACAAAACGAAGAAAGAAAAAAACCGTTGAAAAAATATTCCCTGATGAAAGTGCTACATACAAACCCGATTATTTAGAATCTATAGGGTTTGATTATGATTGGTTAGAGTTATTAGCCAATGAATACAAGTTTGACAAGTTTGAATATGTACACAAGTTTAGAGCGTTTCGCTGTTATCAGAAAGATGTTCATGTCGAGTGGATTGATGTAAATATGCTTGCCGTTAAAAACGGAAAACGTAAGTTATGCGAAATTTTGTTAAAGCATCAGCCATTAGGCAAGCACCGAAAGATTATTCATTTACCTTGGGAGTAAACTATGGAAGAGCAGACCGTTGAAGAAGCTGTCGAAACGACAGAACAAAGCGATACTCTGCTAGGTCAGGCAGCACCAGAACTAGGAGAGGGTGAATATTATTTAAGCGAAGGGGTTAAAGGCACAGGCGATATTCCAGAGTGGTACAAATCTGATAAGTACAAGTCTGTTGCAGAGCAAGCTAAAGCGTATCCTGAGTTGTTGTCAAAGTTTGGTGGTTTTACTGGAAAACCTAAAGATGGTTACTCTAAACCCGAAAACGTTATGGAAGAAGATGCGTTATACGACGCGCTGGGGCAGTTTGCTGATAAAACGAATATGTCACAAGAAGCGCATGACGAAGCATGGGAGTTGCTATTAACACAATCGCAAATAGCTGAAGAAGTTAGTCAAGAAGAAGAGTTTTCTAAGCTAGGAAATGACGCAGGGCAACGAGTTAAAATAGCAGAAGGGTTTTTACGCAACAACTTATCATCAGAAAAGTATGAAAGAGCTAGAGAATTAGTCAAAACGGCTGAAAACATCGAGCTAGTAGAGTTGTGTAAAGAGGCAATGGCCCCAGCACGACTACCAATAGAAGGTGGTGAAAGCCCTACAGGAATTACATGGGAAGACATTGAAGCAGAGATGTTTAAAACCACTGACGATGGACAAATGTTGCGCTCTGTCAGTCAGGCGCATGAACAAAAAGTACAGCGCATGATGCAGGAATACGGTGGAAATGTGCCAAATGTACAAATAATTGGTTGATACTGCTATTTTTTAAGTTATAATCGGCAAACTGGATACCGATTCTTCGCCCAGTAATTTAGGTTGGTAGCTAACCTCATTACTGGGATACTTAGCACAAACCTTGAAAAAAACTTTTTTTAACTGAAACCTTTTCAGGGGATTGTTATGAGTAAAACACTATCAAGTGTTGCCGTAACCGAATTTGATAGCATGGTAAAACAGGCTTATCAAGGCATGGGTATGCTCAAGCCAGCGGTTACTCAGCGCAACAATGTGATTGGTGACACATATAAATTTCGTCGTATGGGTAAAGGTCTTGCTAACCAAAAGTCTACATCTGACTTGGTAACACCAATGGATGTGACGCATGAGTTTAAAACAGCAACATTAACCAACTGGAACGCTCCCGAATATACTGATATGTTCGATGCGAAAGATGTCAACTTTGACGAGAAACAAGAACTAGCAAATACTATTGCTGGTGCTTTGGGTCGAAGATGTGACCAGTTAGTAATTGATGCTATGGATGCGTCTACGCCATTAACTACCACAGTCGGTACGGCAGTTGGTGGTGCAGGAACTAACCTTAATATGGCTAAAATCATCAAAGCCCAAGTAGAATTACGCAATCAAGGTGTTCCTAATTCGGAACTGTTTGCTGCGGTTAATGCGCTTGGTTTAAGTGGTCTTCTAAATGACACCACTGCAACGTCTGTAGATTTTCAAGCTGTTAAAGCTCTTGTCTCAGGAGAAATCGACACATTGGTTGGTTTCAAATTTATTATTCTTGAAGACAGGACTGAAGGCGGTTTGACGGTTGCAGCTAACGTAGTGGATTCATGGTTCTTCCAACGTCCAGCCGTAGGGCTTGCGATTGGTATTGACATGAAGACTGAAGTTAACTGGATTGCTGAACGAACTTCATGGTTGTGTAACGGAGCATTAAAAGCTGGCTCTGTTGTACGCGATGAAGGTGGTTTGGTAAAAGTCCAATATACGCAGACCGCATAGGAGGTGTAAACATGGCTTTTTCAAGAGATGGCTTATGCCGAATAGGTGGATCTGGTACAGGTGGTGCAACGTGGCAGTATTCAACTGCTGATGCAACTTCAACTGTTACTGCTGATACTAATTACTTTGCTAGTGCGAAAGATGAGTTAAACGCTGGCGATGCAATGATTATCATTGGTACAACTGGAAGTACGCCAACTGGACGTATTAGTTATGTCGAATCCAACAACGGTACAACTGTTGTAATGGGTGCTGGCATAGTTATAACTGCTTAAAGATCGGGGGCGAAAGCCCCCTTTCTAAAGAGGCTTCTGATGGCAGAGAAGATTAAACTAATCTCCAATGCACTTATATTGATTGGTGATTTGCCTGTCACTTCTTTAAGTGGGAACTCTCGCGCAGAAACGGTTGCTAATAACCTTTACGACAATATTGTGCAAAACGAACTGTCTAAGTTTAGATGGGGATTTGCTAGGCGTAAGGCGCAGTTAGCATTAACAGTTGACACACCAATAGGTAACGAATGGCGGCAGATTTATCAGTTGCCAACAGACTTGCTCACCCTAATAAATGTAAACCAAGCGATACCATATCAAATTTATAGTGACAAACTACATTGTAACTATAATGGGTCGTTGTACATTGATTACACCGCTAATGTGCCAGAAGGCGAGTTTCCTGTTTATTTTGCTAAAATGATTGAATATGCATTGGCAATGGACTTTGCTACGTCTATACGAGACAGTGCGGCATCAGCAGAAGACAATGCAGGAAAGTATATAAACGCATCTCGTATGGCGCGATTTACTGACTCCCAGCAACATCCTACCGAACCACTGAGAAGCCAACCGTTTATTGCCGTGAGGCGCTAAATGGCTAAGTCAAGATTCATACAAACTAGCTTTGCCAGCGGTGAATTGTCACCGTTGTTAAAAGGTCGTACTGATTTAAACCAATATTACGCAGGAACCTCTACAGCAGAGAATGTTGTTATTGTGCCGCAGGGCGGTTTAAAACGCAGGGCTGGTACGTCAGTAGTAGGCGAAGGTATATTGCCGCTTATACGAAATACGACAACCCCTACAATGCCTAGTGGTGGTACGGCTGGTAATATTAACGATGGTAATTTAGCGACTAACACAACAACGAATGTAATAGGTACAGGTGGCACATCTGGTCAACCTGATTTTGTTGTAGCGCATTATGATATTGGCGCATCACCAGATGAAATATTATTTTTAGACATACGCAAAATTAAAACGGTTACTGTATCAGCAACGGTATGTAATCTTAAATTGCAGTATTCAACAGATAATGCAGCTTGGACTACAGCGGAAACGTTTGCTGTAAACAACACCGAACTAACATTTAGAAAACGTGTGACGTTGGCTAAACGATATTGGCGTTTAGTAAGGTCTGGGGATAGTACAGGTGATTTAGGTTCACAAACAATAAACCTTGCAGAGTTTAATTTACAAACTGAAAAAGCTATTGGCACTGAAACAACTAATGCAGTAAAAATGTTTGATTTTGCTGTTGAGCATGACCGTCAGTATTTATGTGTGTTGACGGAAGGTAATATGGCAATTTATTTGTGTGGTGATACTACGTTACATAGTGCTGATTTAATTATGGACTACACAGAAACAGAGATAATGGATGTACGCCATTGTCAAACCGAACAGGTTATGTTGTTGTTTCACGAAAACCATGCATCTAAACGCATTATAAATGATGGTAGTTCTAATTATAATTCGTTTGCTCTGGATGACATTCCGTACCTAAACGTCCCACAATACGATTATAACGACAGCCAAAGCCCTACGCCTGTTGATGATGTGCAGCGATTAACTTTTAATAGTTTTGTTGCAGGGGATACTTATCAAATAGATATTGAGGGTGTATTGAGCAAGAATATTACATTTGCTGGTGTAGCTGGGGCTGATCAACAAAGTTCAACGGTTTTTAATTTGCAGAAAAATCTACAAGAAATGCCGGTATTTGGTCAAACAGGTGTTACGGTAGCCTACGTTAGTAGCGCAGTATTTGATATAACAATTTCTGGAGAATCAACAAAAGATTTTGAATTGTATTCGGGTTTTCCTACATCGGGTACAGCAAGCAAAACATTAGGGTTTGTTAAAACAGCAAATGGTTCGCCACGCAAAGAAGATGTATGGTCAACAACACGGGGTTACCCCAAAATGGGCGCTTTTCATGCTGGGCGTTTGTGGTTGGGTGGCACTAAGTCTAAATCACAAAGTTTGTTTGCGTCTAAGTCAGGGTCGTTTTTTGATTTCTTTTTTGAAGATGGCGCAGACGATGAAGGAATGTTTCTTACGCTTACATCTAAAAACCTTACATCAATTGTAAATATTAACTCCGATAGAGGGTTGCAAGTATTTACAAGAGGAGCAGAGTTTGTTGTAGAAAATAATACACCCAGTACCGTGTCTATTGTAAGTCAAACGCAGCATGGTTCATTGCCAGTAGAAATAATATCAACGGATGGTGCGTCATTATTTGTAGATCAAAACGGTCAGTCTATCCGACAGTATGTGTTTAGTTTTAATGAGGATGCATATACATCAGAAGATATAAGCGTTCTGTCTAGCCATTTAATAAAAACGCCTGTAGACATATCGGTATTGTCAGGCACGTCATCAGAGGATGCTAATTGGGTATTTATAGTTAATACAGATGGTACAGCGTCTATATTAAACACGGTTCGTTCACAAGATATAAATGGATTTACCTCGATAAAAGCGGCAGCAAATATAGATGATGCAACTAACACATCGGCTATACAAAGTTGTGTGGTAGTGCAAAACGAAATGTATCAGGTTGCTAAACGATTCCAAACAGGTGCAGGATATCGATGGAATATAGAAAAGTGGAATTATGACCGTATGCTTGATGGTGCATATTTTCAAGATAGCAGTTTAAATACTATTACAACATTAGATATTTATAACGGTTGTAAACTACAAGTAGTTGGTGGTAAAACCACAGATGGTGTTATTGTAGGTCGCGTGAACATTGGTGAAAAAACAGTATCTAATGGAGAGATAACATTAACTAACGATGAAATTACAGGCATAGATTGTGTTGAGGTAGGGTTTCCATTTACACCAACAATTGAGCCTATGCCTATAAATACCACTATAGGTAGTGGTGATAATGTCATGCGAGAGAAAAAGATTTGTCGTATGAATTTGCGTGTTTATGAAAGTGCTGGAATTTACATTGACGGTAATCCTGTTCCTAACAGGCAGTTTAGTCTTGCAGCAACAAGTCCTGTTGGAACGGTTATTACACCACGCACAGATGTTATACAAGACAACAATGGCGGCAATGGATGGGGCATTAATGTAGTGCCTGTTATTACTGTGCCTAATTCAATGCCATTCCAAATACAAGCAATTGAATACGAAGTGGAATCATCATAGAGGTAAAGTAAATGATTGATTGGGTAATTGCAGCGTTAACGGTAGCCTCAACATATCAGGGCTATCAAGGTCAACGAGCTATGGGCAAGGCTCAAGAAGCCGAATTTAGAAGGCAAGCAGAAGAAGAGCGCATTGCTGCACAAGCGGAAGAATTAACACGCGCTCAAGAACGTAACCGTCTTTTAGCGGCAAGTACAGAAGCGTTGGCAAGAAGTGGAATTGCAGCGGAAGGAACACCAGCATCAATTGCTTTGTCATCAGCCGAAAACATTAGTTTAAGTGAAGGGATGATTAAATTAAGTGACCGATTGAAACGCGATCAATTGCGAAGGCAAGGAACAATGGCGAGAAAAACAGCCAATATTCAAGCACAATCAACCTTGCTAAAAGGGGCTACGCAATTAGCCTCAAATCCTGCATTTCAAAAAGAGTAAAAGTAAATGGCACGAGAACCAATACAATTTTTTGGTCGATTCCAACCTACAGGTGTAGACACATCAGCAGCAGATAGATTGAAAGCTATTGTGGGTCGAGCCGATGAAGTAGGGGAATTAGCAGTTAGCATTGGTCAAGCTAATGCAAACAGCAACGCCCGAAAAGACGCTGTTGCAGCGGTTCAAAAGGCTAAAACAATAGATGAATCAGGAAAAACAACGTATGACACTATTGAAAAGCGCAATGCGTTTGTCTGGGGTGCAAAAGAATTTAATCGCGTTGTAGAAAGTGAGTATGTTAATGGTGTAACAGCCGATGCGTTTAAAATAATTAATGAAAATGCAAGAAAGTATGACAGAGATTCTCAATTGTTTGAGCAAAACACACAAATAGCACTAGACGCTTTAACGGCAAACATACCCCCTGAGTTACAACCGTCTATACAACAAACGTTGTACCTTGCTAAAGAGCAGAAATATTCAACAATTTTTAACAAACAACGCACTGAAACAGAAAAAAAGGCTGCTGCGTTAGCACTAGAAAATTTGGGAGAGGTAAGGACAACTATAGAAGAAGCTGTGAGAAAAGGCGAAACAGCACAAGCATTAGGACTATTGGGATGGAATGCTGAAAAAGGTACGTGGAACACTGACGGCCCTTTAGAAGACATTAGGCTGTATGAAGGGCTTGGGTATATAAAGACAGGAACAGCGCAAGCCGTTATAGACAACTTTAATTTTGATGCTTATTCGGTTACCCAGATAGCAGAGTTTGAAAAACAATTACAACCGCAAGGCGATGAAACAGAAGCGGATATGATACAACGTGCGAAAGCGGTTATTGCTGAACGCAAAAAAGTGCAATTTACAGAACAAATGCAGGATAACTTAAAAGGCGATGACAGTACGATTCCTGTGACTAAAGAACAAACGGCTGATATTACAAAACAAATGGAGGAACGATTAACGCGATATGAAACAGAACGAAAACAAGAACTAGACAAAAATAGATTAGAAGACCGACTAGCTAACCAAGCAACTTATGATGGCTTGATTAGCAATGTTTTGTCAGGTGATGGCGATATAAGTGAGTTAGAAACCTTTAGTGAACAGCAAGATTATTTAGACACAATGGAGTTTAACCAAGAAATAACAGGCGAGCAAAAAAGCAATTTGCAAACGTATTTAAGCAGAAAATACGATCGATCTAACCTAGAAAATAATTCGCTTGCGGCAGGAGAAATTTTAAGCGCTATTGCATTGGTTAATTCAAACCACGAACATAGTGTTGATAGTGAGGAGTATTTAAGAAACGTACAAGCAATAGAAAAAGACATTTTAACAAGGGAG